AGAACCCCCCTTTACCCTTCTTTTTTTTTGCCCGAATTCTAGCCGTTTTTTGAGTTGATATATTTTGGTTTTATGTAGGTATATGTTGCTTACGAGTTAAAAATATATAAAAAGCAGTTTTTTTGAGTAAAGCAGTACCCCTAGCGCTAAAACCCGATATAATAATTTTATGAAACACAAGATACACCCGGACTTAGATAATTTAAAAACGCCCTTAGATGATTTAAAGCATTTAGAGGATAACCCGCGCGTAGGTGACGTAGACGCCGTAGCTAGAAGTTACGATGAATTTGGTCAACGTAAACCTATAGTAGCTACTAGCGACGGAACTGTAATAGGTGGTAACCACCAACTAGCCGCCGCTAAAAAATTAGGGTGGTCGCATATAGCGGTCATAGTTACCGACGACAATGAACTTACCGCTAAAGCTTTTGCCCTAGCAGATAACCGTACGGCAGAATTAGGTAGTTATGATAATGATTTATTAAGCGAGATGTTAGCGGCCGTAAGTAGCGACCCTAAACTATTAGCGGCTACTAGTTTTAAAGAAGAAGATTTATTAAATTTAAGTTATGACCCAGACGGCGAAGAAGAAAAAAGAAACTTCGTAAATGAATTTGGCGCACCTCCATTTAGCGTATTAGATACCCGGCAAGGCTATTGGCAAGACCGTAAAAGAGAGTGGATAAAATTTGGAATTAAAAGCGAACTAGGGCGCGAGGAAGATATGATTTTCGGAATACAACCACGACAATATTCTAAAAACCCTAGCGAGATGACCGGCACAAGTGTATTTGATCCTGTACTTACTGAACTAATGTATAAATGGTTTAGTAGTCCGGGCGCTAATATATTAGACCCTTTTGCAGGCGGTAGCGTACGCGGTATAGTAGCAGGTAAATTAGGTCGAAATTATACGGGTATAGACTTGGCCGCTGATCAAATAGAAGAAAATAAAAAGCAAGCTAAAGAGTTATTAACCGACAATATACCGGAATGGAAAGTAGGGGATAGTTCGGAAATTGAGTTTTTAGTAGATAAAAATAAATACGATATGATATTTACTTGCCCGCCTTACTACGACCTAGAAGTTTATAGCGATGACCCTAATGATTTAAGCAATATGAGTACCGAAGATTTTAATAAAATGTATAGAGAAATTATTATAAAATCGTGCAGCCTTTTAGATGACAATAGATTTGCCGGGATAGTAGTAGGCGAAGTAAGAGATAAAGCTACTAGCGGGTACTTAGATTTTATAGGTACTACCGTTCAAGCATTTAGGGACGCGGGTTTAGATTACTATAACGAATTAATTTTAGTTAATGTACCGGGTAGCGCGCCTTTAAGAGCCGGTGCGTACTTTGATAAAGGCCGTAAGATTGCTAAAACCCACCAAAACGTTTTAATATTTGTAAAAGGCGACTATAAAAAAGCTACCGAGTACTGCGGTAACGTAGTAGGCGTAGATTTACAAGATGAAGACGAATAATATAACCTTAGACATTTATAAAAACATAACGGTACTACGTGACGATTTATTAGTCGGTGGAACTAAAAGTAGGTTTTTACACTTATTACTTGATCCTAAAAAAAAAGGTTACGTTTACGCTAGCCCTGTTTATGGCGGTTTTCAAATAGCGTTAAGTAGCGTAGCTACGAGTATGAATAAACAAGCTATTATATTTACACCGGAAAGAAAAAAACCTCATTACAATACGCTAAAAGCCGCTGATCAGGGCGCAGAAATAATTGAGATTAGGCCGGGTTATTTAAGCGTAATACAAAAACGAGCTAAAGACTTCGTAGCTAGTTACCCGGAGTACCAATATTTAAAATTTGGGGCTAATTACCCGGACGCTATACGTTTAATAGCGGGTACTATGCAAAGTATTACTAATGATTTAGGTAAAGAGCCTAGCGAAGTTTATTGCGCCGTTGGTAGCGGTACATTAGTTAAAGGTATATTAGCCGGTACTACTAAAGCTAAAGTTACAGGCGTAGTCGTAGGTAAAGAATTTGTTTATGAACACGAAAGATTAAGGTTAATAAAGTACCCTAAAGGGTTTGATTACCTTAGTAAATATAAAGCACCTTTTCAAAGTATGCCTAATTATGATTTAAAAGCTTTAGAAGTATGTTTGGAATTAAAAAAAAGTAACGACGTATTATTTTGGAACGTATATTAAGGAAGTAGAATTATAAAATATGAGTAAAAGAGGAAGAATACCTAAGCAAAATGACTTAAAAACAGGCCATAGGGATAATAATATTCAAGTTTTACACGGCGGCGCCGAATTTCCTAAGCCTACGGTAAAGCACCAATGGTTAGCTACTACGAAACGTAATTGGAAAAATTATTGGAATAGCGAGCTAAGTAGTACAGCGCAACCCGTAGATTTACCTGCTTTTTATAGATTATTTCAATTTTACGATGAGGTAGAACGCGCTAATCGTATGGTCTTAAAAATGGGTAATAAAGGTTTATTAAGTGTAGGTAGTCAAGGGCAGCCTAAAGTAAACCCGCTAATAGATTTAACTATTAAATTAGAAAGTAGCATTTTAAAACTAGAGCAAGAGCTAGGCCTAACACCGTTAGCGCGACAACGTTTAGGTATTGCATTCGGCGAGGCACAAATAGGCTTTAAACAATTACAAGAGTTTTTAAAAGAAGATGAATTAGAAACGGTAGACCCTAGATTACTTCTTGATCAACTAGAAGAAGAATAATGGCGGAAGTATATGCTAAGGATTGCGACGTATGTTTGCAACCTTTTTGGGATGACGTTAGTAACGACCTATGTAAAAAATGTAGAAAAGAAATAAAACAATTACGTAATAAGGCAGGGGCGGATTTAGTTAGATGTAAAAAATGTTTCGACTACTTTTACCAACACGGGACTATTATTAAATTATGCTTTTGGTGTTTAGATAATGAAGAAGAATAATTTACCTTTAACTAGAGGCGCGCGTGTAGTTAAGTTTATTGAAAAGTTTTGCGTACACGGTGAGGGCGACTTCTTTGGCGAGCCTTTTAAATTAGATAACTGGCAAAAAGCAATCATTTATGATTTATACGAAGTTAATGAAGATAAAAGCCGTAGATATAGGGAGGCGTTAATTGGACTTCCGAAAGGAAACGGAAAAACTGCTTTAGCAGCCGCTATCGGCCTATACGAGCTTTTGGGTAGTGGGGTTACTAGCCCTTTAGTAGCAGTAGCAGCCGCTAGTTATGAGCAAGCTAACTTAGTTTTTGGAACTATGAAAGTAATGTGTGATGAAAGTCCTATATTAAAAGATATGGTCGAAACTTTTGAAAACGAAATACAACTTAAAAATAGTCCGGGTAGAGCTTACCGCGTAGCTGCTAAAGCAGGTACTGCCGACGGTGGCCGTAATAGTTGCTTAATAGCAGATGAAATACACGAGTGGGCAAACATAAACCAAGAAAGAGTACATTATGTTTTGTCTAATAACACCGCTAAACGTAAAGACGGTTTAGTTTTAAATATTACTACGGCAGGTTATAACTTAGATAGTTTAGCCGGGCGTTTATATCAGCGCGGTCTTAAAAAGGAAACAGGCGAAAATGATGACCCGGAGTTTTATTTTAAATGGATAGGCGCTAAAGACGGCGACGATTTTGAGGATAAAAAGTTGTGGTCGGACGTTAACCCGGCAGTCCAAAACGATTGGTGGCCTTTAGAAAATCTTAACCGTAGATTTAAAAGCTTACCTTTACACGAGTTTCAAAGATACCATTTAAACCAATGGACGCGTACGGAAGAAGAAAGTTGGTTACCGCCTAACGCGTGGGATAATTGTTTCGGGGAGTTTGAATTAAACCCGGACGTTGAAACTTATTTAGGAGTAGATATGGCGCTGCACCACGATAGCGTAGCTATAGTACACGGGCAAAAAACTAAAAACGGTACCGTAATTTTAGATAGTAAGATTTGGCACCCGGATGATTACGACGTAATGGACATTCAAGAAATAGAAACTTATATTTTAGAATTATGTAAAACCTTTAACGTGAAAGAAGTAGCATACGACCCTGCTTTTTTTGAACGTAGCGCGCAAGTATTATTAGATAATGGGGTGCCTATGGTCAACTTTCCGCAAAGCCACGCCCGAATGGTTCCTGCTTGCGGTAATGCTTACGAGATGATTGTAAATAAAAAAGTTTTACATAAAGCTACGGCAACGTTTACTGATCAGGTGCTTTCGGCTGCACAAAAAATTACAGATAGCGGTTGGCGTTTAAGTAAAGGCCGAAGTAAACGAAAAATAGACGGTGCTATAGCTATGGTTATTATGTTAGATAGAATAACTGCGCCGATAGTTGATGACGCGCCTCCCGTCGCTATAATTAATTTATGATAAATAAAAATAATATGACAACGCTAGCGGAAGTTATAGGCGCCGCCCTTATAATTTACGGTGTATATACGTTTAGTATCGGCCTAGCTTACGTAGTAGCCGGTAGTTTTTTTATAGTAGGAAGTTATTTAATTAGTAAATGAGTTTATTTAATCGAGAAAATAGGGACGCAGCTTTAGGTAATTTAGCCGAGCTATTAAACCTCCGGGACGGTGGACTTTACAACTATACGGGCGAAAAAGTAAATGAACTAAGCGCGTTAGGTATAAGCCCTGTATTAAGTGCTATATCTCTTATAGCCGATAGTATAAGTATCTTACCTATAAAAACTATTAGATACGACGGCGATAAGAAAGTTTTTACGGAAAAACCTAAAATATTTGATAAACCTAACGTAAACCAGACTATTTTTGAAGTAGTACACCAAATTATTACTAGTTTATTAATGCACGGTAATAGTTTTATATTAATTGATAAAGATAGACAGGGCAGGCCTATAGCTATGACGCCTATACATAGTGATAAGGTAGTCGTAGAAATGCACAACGGAATTAAAACCTACACTATAGGAACGCAAAAAAATAAAAGAATTTTAACCGACGATAATATACTTCATTTAAAATGGTTTAGTTATCCGGGTAACTTAGTAGGGGTTAGCCCTTTAAGAGCTAACGGTAATATGTACGGTTTAGCTTTAGCAATGGAAAGACATATAGCGCAATTTTATGGGCAAGGCGGAACACCTAGTAGTATTTTAGAAACCGACCGTGATTTAACTAGCGAGCAAGCAAAGTTTTTGCAGGAAAATTGGTCTAGTAGCCATAACCGTAACCGTAAGCCTGCGGTTTTAACCGGCGGGCTTAAATGGAAATCTATAAGCGCGGGCGCGGGCGATGAGTTAATACAGGCTAGAGAGCAAATTGTAAATGAAGTAGCCCGTATATTTAGAGTACCGGCTCATTTAATAAATTCTAAAGACGGTAGTAACGTTTACAGTAATATTGAAAGTAACGGGTTAGCTTTTATTAGACATACCTTATTGCCTTACATAAGAAGAATAGAAGACGCTTTAAGTACTTTATTACCGGGTAAGCAAGTAGTTAAACTAGACACCGAAGAATACGCTAGGGGCGATTTATTTAGTAGGGTACGTACATTTCAAGTTGCTATATCTAGTGGCTTAATGACACCTAACGAGGCTAGAAATAGATTAGATTTAGAGCCTTATGAAAACGGCGACAATTTTTACTTAGGATTACAAGGAGCGCCGGTTGATCCTGCCCTTGCACCTTTAGGTAATGATGAACACGACCCTAAAAAAGATTTATTAAACCCGGAAACAGAATAAACTATGGCCGTAGATTTAACCGCACCTGCGTTTATGAAAAAGAATATGCAACGCGGGTTAGATAACCTTAATAAAGCAGGTAGTGGTTTAACACCTAAAACAATACGCGACGCTAGAAGTATTATTAGCAGCGGTAAGGTAAGCCCGGCTAAAGCTAAGTTAATGTTTCCGTGGCACGCTAGACACCAAAGCG